ATCGCCGGGTAGTTCGCGAAATACCACAACGCATTTCTTCCCTTGTCCGTTGACTCCAACATGTTTAATGAATTGTGCCATGTGGTATCTCCTTAAATTTACTCAGCAGCCGCGTCTGCGGTAACTTCGTCAGCTGGTGCTGGTTCATTGGCCTTTAGAAAGCTGGCTAACTTATTGTAAGTTGCACCAATGATTTCCATTTCGCCTGCACGGTATCCGCCACGTTGGCTTGCTAACTCAATTGCACCTGCAAGAATCTTCATGTCTTGTAGTGTTAGACCAATTGGTTGTTGTGCTTGTTCTTGTTGTTCTGTTTGAACGTTTTCCATTAATATCTCCTAGGTTAAAAAGATGGAAGTCTTCCGCAAATACTTATAGCGTGGGTAGCCACTGGGTGTAGCCAAAAATTTGCTAAACAGGGACAATTCTTATTCGTGTGCGATCTTGTTCGCTTCTGCATTGGTTCACACTACAAGGAAACGACTGCGAAGGTGGAGTCCAAGCTGAGTCAAACACATTGTAGTGTTCGTTTCTGCCGCCACATTGGCTATATGAGGCAAAGCCTCGGGGATTGATATGTATCCAATCAACACCAGCGTAACAAGGAGATCCTGTGTAAATTTGACTAGTGTCAGTGACTATGCTTAGGTCTTGATAAACAGGGGGTACTATTTCAAACTCATGATCGTCTGGGTGTCCGTGTATTCTATTCAAATCAATGCGACTATATCCTGGATATACATTACCGCCGCGATCATACAATAGCTTTTCATTGCAATTGTAACCCAGGTCTTTAAAGTGTTTGACTCGTTCTCTGGCCTGCACGATGTAGCCTGGCTCCAATGGAATCACAATACTAACAGCAGTGTTCTTTTCTTCACACTGCTCTAATATAAAGCCAAACACATCATCGTTTTGCCAAGAGTGATAAGTGAGTTTTACTTGATCAACCAAGTGTGCAATAGCGTAATATGAAAACCAAGTGTCATCACCACCGGTATCTAATCTTACAACACAGTCGCGTTCCTTGATCTTTCGTAGTACAGCACCAAGGTGTGGAAAGTGTAGGGGCTCGCCACCGCCCAGCTTCCATAATATTTTGCTGTGGTGCTTATATCTGGTAACTTGTAGCTTTTCAATCACGCTCAAGTACTGCTCTACAGATTGATCTAACGTGCCATTGCGATAGCCAGAGTCACAATAAGCACATTGAAATTTGCAGTATGCATTCAATTCCCAGTGTACTTCAGCGTATGCTAGATCTATCATACACTTATTTAAGTAAACCAAAAAAAAACGCACCCTAAGGTGCGTTAAAAGGAGCCCAGCAAAATCAGTGTTTAGGCGGCACGTAGTTGGCAGTGATACCAAACGGTGCTTTGATAGTATTGCTACCATGCACTACAAACAGTGTATCACAGTAGTCAGGATCGCCCCAGCTACCAAATGGATAGCCGTCTGTAAACATAACAAGCTGGTGGGGCTGGACGTCATTGTGTTTCATCCATTGCCACACGCATTCAAAGCTAGTGCCACCACCACCTTGGATAGCGTATTCACCCATGCTTCGACCATCATCACCTGTAAACGTGTCTTCGTTGTAAACATCTGTATCAAAGGTAACTACCCGCACTTTATAAGAAGTGAACTGATCCAAGCTACCTTGTACCATGCCCAAGAAGTCTGACAGCATGCGATCATCAATTGATCCAGAAGCATCTAGTGCAACAACAATGTCAAGTTCTTCACCAGGTAATTGGCCGGGCATAACTGCACCAGTATGCCAAGCCTTACGGTTAGGGCGCATCCAGGTGTAGTCGCTTTTGACACTGCCGCTGAACTGAATACGCAACAAGTCCTTCAAGTCCATTACAGGAGCAGTGATATCTTTTACCAAGCGTTCAATGTCCAATGGGCAGTTACCTGCACCTGCGTTCTTTGCGGCTTGGATAGTAGCTTCACGCCATTCGTCACGCAAGGCTTTCTTTTCTTCCTCGCTCAATTTCTTGAACTTGGGCTTGCCTTTGCCTTTGCCTTCTTTGTCGCCATTGCCGTCAGCATCACCGCCTTCGTCACCTTCGCCTTCACCATCCATATCCAAGTGATCGTCAAACGGCATTTTAATAACTGTAGCGTTCTTCATCAAGTCATCATACACTTCGTCGGCAGTTTTGCCTTCGTACTTGCGATCTGCTAAAATTTCTACGGCAGTAATACGGGTACCAACGTTTTCGCGGATCAACATGTTGTTGATAACAAAGTCACCTGCCATGTTCCAAACTTGGGGCTCGCGGCTACCGCGGCGTGTCATGTGTTCAAAGATAATGTGACCCAGTTCATGCGCAAAGCCAAAGATTAACTCACCGTCGGAACACTTTTGAACAAAGGCAGAATTGTAATAAAACTTGCGGCCGTCTGTTGCAATGGTCTTGCACCACTCAACTTCTTCCAATTTTAGACGAGCCGCCAAAGGACCCCAAAAGGGATACTTGAGCAACATACTAACACGGCTCTTAATTAAACGATCTCTTGCGGGCATTTTAGACATTGTGGCTCCTAAATTTCTTACTGTATGTATCTATTATACTACGATTTTGGCTCGTCGTCAAGTGGTTTTTCTGTTGTTTTTTTGCTACAAGTTAGGTCCCAAATCATGGCAACTTCGGGGCTTCTAAACCAAATCTTTTGCTTGGGAATAAAGTCCCAATCTAAACGCTTTAGGCCTTGTTCTCGGGCCCACTTGGTAACTTCATTGATTGTTGTGGCTCGATCAAGAATTCGGACGGACCAGCTTTTTCTTTGTTCGCGGAGCCACTCGCTAACGTCAGAAGGGGTAGGGGGCTGATCCGTCCAAATCTCTTTGTATTCCGGGCCATAAAGCATTTCTGCAATAGACCCAGAACGTATCATCTTACTCGTCTGTGAGCAAGTTGGCATAACGCTTGAAGAACTCTGGGAAGTTGGTCATCTTCTTGCGATCAAACACAACCTTATAAGACTTCAATACAGTATGGGCACCCATGATAACCATTTCTGGTTCAAAGTTCGCCATCATAAAGCCCAACCAGTTGTCTGCGTTCTTGTTGAAGTCGTCCAACTTACCTGCTCGCTTGCCTGCTTCGTAACGAGTACGAAGTTCGTAGCTCAAGCTGGTAACCAGTGCGTATGCAGCCGACACTTCCTTGGATTTGAAAGTGGTAACTTTACCGCTCAACACATCACTTGGGTCAGGCAAGTCTGCGGCGTGCTTACGGTGTGCCATAAACTTAATCGCCATACCTTCACCAACCAAGCCCGACACCATGTCTGTGTTAGCAGAGTCTGGCATGTCGTCATCAATCATGTCGCTCACAAAGCTCCAGGTACGTGGAGTAGAGAAAGCACGATCGTGTTGTGTAGGATCAAAGTTGTACAAGTCACCTTTGAACTGCTTCAAGAAGCCAACCACGTGTGGATGAATCTCGTTCATAATAGCCCATTGTTCCCAGTCTTCAAAGTCCACACGGATTTCCAAGTGCATGAAGCGGTTAGCCAATGGGCTTGGCATACGATACGTAACACCCTTATCGCCCATTCGGTTACCTGCGGCAATCATAACCACGTTGTCGGGCAATGAGTACTGACCCACCTTGCGGTTCAGAATCAACTGATAAGCCGCGGCCTGTACAGCAGGAGGAGCACTGTTAAGTTCGTCCAAGAACAAGAACACCACATCGTGTTGTGCCGCAAATTCAGCAGTAGGCAGTTCACTTGGAGTAGCCCACTTCATAGTGTTGTCGCCTGCTGAGTAGTAAGGCACACCTTTAATGTCAGTGGGATCCATCAAGGCCATACGCAAGTCTACGACTGCGGAGTTGGGCCATTCTGCGGCAACTTGGTTCACCATGTCAGATTTGCCTACGCCGGGAGGACCCCAAACGAATACTGGACGGCGTTTTTGTACAGCACGGCGCAAAATTGGTTTGCACTCGCTAATCTTAACTGTACGGCTTTCTACTTGATTTCCCATTTGGTGGCTCCTACTTAGGGTTTGTTAAACATGTGTTTATTATAAGGCATTTAGTTGCGATTGTCAACAACTAAATGCCTTGTTGTTTTTATGCAACAGCTTGTTCCTGTGCTGGCATAACTTGGGCGATGAACTCGCTAGCAAGAATTTCTTCCTTGCTCATTGGACGGGGGAGTGCTACAAATTTAACATCAGTGAACTTGCCACGAAGCAAGGTGCCTGTACGGCGCTTGTCGTTGGTGTAGCGAACTGCGGCGCGACCTTTAGGATCAACAGCATAGCCCACGAAAGTAAAGGTTTTCTCGGCTGTAAGAGATTCAACAGCGGCGTTCAAGGTAGATTCAGATGCTTTCATAATAACTCCAGTGTGTTTAAGTGTGTATTGCAGAACCGTTCCGCAATGTTAGTAGTATACTATAGACCCAGATCCTTGTCAACCTGTTTTTGATTCTTTTCGCGTCTTTTGTAGACTTTTTTGCTTTCCTCAACACGGCCCTTAAAGGGACTGTCGTTGTGGTACAGCTCAATGGCTCTACGCTTGGTTCGCTCTAGCTTCAAAGTGATTGTGGTCCGTTTCATAGTGTTAGTATTGTATGGCTATTCGAGTCAGAAGTCAACCTGTTTTTGGCTCTTTTTACCAGATTTTTACTAAAAAGTGTTGTATTTTTGCAACAAAAAGGTAGTACTTGGGTTTAACCTTTTCCCTGTGCCCGCCTGCTGAGTCCGTCTAGCCAAAGAATGATATCATCGTTCACTAGACGGATTTCCATAGCATCCTGTTCCCCAAAGACTCGAAAATAACCAGCACCGTGATAGTAAGGCCAATCCAAGTGTTGCTCAAGACCAATCAGGTGGCCGGGCTTGGGGCTCCAACCTGGAGGGCATTGGTATGACCAATAGCGAAAGTGAGGCTTCATTAGTTCCCAACCGAATGTGGTCAAGCGTAGACCTTTTTGCTTGCCAGGTTGGTAGTTTTTAAAAACAGTGTACTCTGTTACTTTGGTGTTTTCCCAAATGTGCGGAATTGGGTACTGAGCCAAGTACTCAGTTATCTTTGTAGGAAGTTCCTTGCTCATTGATTTTGCGTCCCTGCTTTAGTTCAACTACAGAGAAGTCTGTGCATTTGAACAACTTGTTCATCTTGTCAGCCAAGTTAAATGCATGTCCTGGATTGGAGAAACTTACTTTTTTGTATTTTGGTCCCGGATAGCTGATTAAGCTATTCAGTGTGCGAAGATTAATTGGCTTGTCTTTGTAAAAGACAGCATAGATTGCATCTGCCGCAAGTACTTCTTCGCTTTTGTAAGTTCTTGGGTTTGTATGCGTTAATAGGATGTTGGGCTTGGGTCTACTCATGATAACTTTATTTATCAAAAGTAGGTAGTTAATGGCCCAACTACACTGTGGTCTTTGGTGCTAAGATTGACAGCTTGTCGCCGTGTATAATGATACAGCTGGTTTTAGGATCAGCTATAGGAGTCCCTACAGCAGTAAATGTACGAGTCTTGGAATTGGCCCAAAGAGAAAACATTACAACACCATCAATGGATCCGGCAGCAATAACATCTTCCCCGGCAGCTTTTAGGCCAGCAGCCAGTTCTTCAGTTTTACCACAAGTCCATTGAGAATCAAGTTTAAAAACTTCAGCATTCACAGGCCATGCAAAAAATGCAATGGCAAATGCCAGTAAGGAAACAATCCCCACTTTAGTTATAAGTGGCCGCCAGCCATTCTGTGTGTTGTTGAGCATTATCTGAGGACTTTTGTAAATTGTACTTACCACAGAACTTCATAAAGTGAGGTCCTACAGATGGATTTCTAGGCTTTTGTACAGCTTCGGCAATGGTAGCGTCTAATTCGGCTTTGATATGATCTGGTTGTGCAGTTAGATCAATGATAGCACGATTGCGTTCATAATCATCACGTACCAAGTGTTCGACACCTTCATGATCGGTCCAACGTTGGAGCATGAGATTGTTCCACATGAAGCCTTTGTTGTTGCGATCAGCAAATGCTTCTTGCAAGCCCACCTTGTTCTTTGTACCTTTTGTACGCACACCAGGAAATGCCGAGAACACGTTATCAGAAGTATCGCCACGCATGCACTTTTCAAACAGCAACCATTCTGGTTCGGGTGCTGGCTTTACTTCTTTGGTCTTCTTATCTTTTACTGGCTTACCCTTTTCATCAAAGTAGCCTTCATGCGTAGTAAGCACACCAGTGATGCCGTTGAACAATTGAACGTTAGGTGCAATCAGCTGTTCAAAGTCTGTGTCACTTGAAACGATAATATGGTTATCGTCTTTGTGCAATTGGATCCAACGTGCAATGAAATCGTCAGCTTCGCACACCGGATTCTTAAGAACAGTTACATTGGTCTTGGTGCTGATGTATTCGTAGAACTTGTCGAAGCTTTCCCAAAACAGTTTTTCTTCTTCTGCTTCTTTAGGAGTTTGTTTAGCACGACCTTCAGCACGATTGGCCTTGTAAGGCTTGTATACGTCCTTGCGCCAGCTTCGGCCCTCGAAGCAGAACACAACATGCTTGCCCTGACGATCGCGCCATTGACGCAGGACTGAAGCGAGAATAATATGGTAGCTCATTGCAACACGCTCTTCAGGATCACCAGAACGGATCACATGACGGGCACGGAAGAATAAGTTTGCGGCATCGACGATTAAGTAGCTCATGTGACTATTATAGCACTAAATTGTGTGAGTGTCAAGCGATTATTGGTTGCGTGTTCGATCGTTTGTTTGCAGGCGACCAGCATCTGCAATAAATGATCCGGCAGCATCACTGTCCATGCTGACATTACGACACATGTCAGTGAACCAAGCATCAACAATATCTTCGGCTGTGGCACCTTGGTAACCACCATTGCGTAGAAACTGTACAAAGGCCGGATTCCACTCTAGTTCAAAGTATCCTTGCTTGGGGTTGTCTGGAGCAAGGTGCGCCTGCACTACATTGACCCAAGGTTCGGGACTGTTACGCATTGACTTTGCAGTCTGCTTCTTCTTGAAAATCTTTTTAATAAATTCAAACATTTCAAATATCCCGTCCAAATACATCGTCTTCTCTCTTGGGTAACTCGGCTAGTACCTTATCCCGCCATGCTGTTGATTCCGAATACCAATTAATACGCTCGTCATGTGTGCGGTAACATCCAATACACATTCCGCTGTCATCTGATACACAGATGCCTACACATGGATTAGTTAAATTTGCGTGATCACTCATTGTTTATTCTTAAAGGCCTTAAAAAGCATAGGGATTTGTTTTTCTCTATACTGTGGTAGTTCTGGTACAAGTTTAATACGTTTATCAACTTCGTTACTGTATGTAGTCTTGCACAAACTACAAGTTTCTTCGTATTGCATTGTTATAAGTTTCCCGTTAGATTTACAATTATGAGTCCACGTTGCCATGATATGCTTATTTGTTGGCTACTTCAAGTTCAGCTACTGTAGTTTTAATTGCTTCTGCAAAGTTTAAGGCGCTTTGTTTGTTAAGCAACATATGATGCTCTTGCTTATGCACACCTTTAAACAAGATATCATAAACTGCAATTAGTCGTTTACCCCAAGCAGACCACGCAGGAGTCCATGTTGTTACATAAAAGCTAACTTCAACATCGGGAATGTCTTTATCACGTTGAACTTCAATCCACATCTTAGCCGAATGATCATCACTTGTACAATCACACTCAACGTTAAAAACTCGTGCATCGCCAAAGTCTTGTTCCAAACTAATACCTTGTGCAGGCGTTTGTGCTTTCATTGGATTTCCTCCTGTGTATCCAGTGCCGTACATTTAATACCTATATGTTTCTGGTTTGAAAGGCCCATTGACTGTAACGCCAATATAATTTGCTTGTTTTTCTGTTAATGTTGTTAACTCTGCCCCAACGTGTGCTAAATGTAATTCAGCAACACGTTCGTCTAGCTTACGTGGTAGATTGTACATTTGGCCACGCTCATAATTTGCAGTATTTTGCCACAACTCGATTTGAGCTAAAACTTGATTAGTAAAACTATTACTCATTACAAAGCTAGGGTGTCCAGTTGCACAACCTAAGTTTACAAGTCGACCCTTGGCCAAGATAATAATTTGTCGACCATTGCTTAATTTAACTAAATCAACCTGCGGCTTTACTTCAGTCCATTGTGCATCGGCAATACTGGCAATATCAATCTCTGAGTCAAAGTGACCAATGTTACACACAATTGCATTATGCTTCATTTGTAGCATATGATGCTTGGTAATAACATCAACGTTGCCAGTTGCAGTTACAAAAATATCTGCATGTTGGCAAGCCCAGTCCATTGTAACAACACGATAGCCATCCATTGCAGCCTGCAATGCACAAATTGGATCTACTTCTGTTACCCAAACTTGAGCATTTAATCCACGCAAACTTTCTGCAGAACCTTTGCCAACGTCACCGTAACCTGCAACCACAGCAACTTTACCGGCGATCATTACGTCAGTTGCACGTTTAAGTGCATCAACCAATGATTCGCGGCAACCGTATTTGTTATCAAACTTGGTTTTAGTTACTGAATCATTAACGTTAATTGCTGGCAACTTTAGTGTACCTGCCGCAATACGCTCGATAAGTTTGTGAATACCTGTAGTAGTTTCTTCTGACACACCAACAATACCGGCCAACAATTCTGGATGCTTGTCGTGTACATAACCAGTTAAGTCATGCCCGTCATCCAACAACATGTTTGGTAACCAACCGTCAGGTCCTTTTACGGTCTGCTCAATACACCACCAGTATTCTTCTTCTGTTTCGCCTTTCCAAGCAAACACAGGAATACCGCTGGCAGCAATGGCAGCAGCCGCTTGGTCTTGAGTAGAGAAAATATTGCAACTACTCCAACGCACACTTGCACCCAAGTCAATTAAGGTTTCAATTAACACGGCTGTTTGAATAGTCATGTGTAAACTGCCAGTAATACGAGCACCTTTGAGTGGCTGGCTATCTCGATACTGTTTACGCACGGCCATCAAGCCTGGCATTTCTTGCTCTGCAATTTCAATCTCTTTGCGACCCCATGCCGCCAAACTAATGTCTGCTACTTTGTAATCCATATTGTTCCTTAAAATAAATCAATCTTTTCCCATGGCAGGTAATCCTTGCCAAAGTGTCCATAATTTGTCGTACTACTGTAGATCGGCTGGAACAAGTCAAATCTATCAATGATACCTTTTGGAGTCAGATCTACATTACTTTCGATCCATTTGGTTAATAGTCTACCCTGAACAGCATCAGCAGTTTCAACATAAAAACTCATTGGCTGAGCCAATCCAATAGCATAGCTAATTTGAACAGTTGCCCAAGGAGCTTGCCCACTTGCTACGATATTTTTAGCAAGATATCTCATCATGTACGCTGCCGAGCGGTCAACTTTTGTAGGATCCTTACCACTAAATGCACCACCACCATGGGGACTATAACCACCATAAGTATCAACAATGATTTTTCTTCCGGTGAGGCCAGTGTCGCCGTCAGGCCCACCAATAACAAAACGACCAGTAGGATTAATGAAAAACTCAGTAATGTCATCCACATACTTTCCTGGCAAAATGCTACGAATAACTTCTTCAACAGCTGACCTTACGACTTCAATTGGAGTATCGTCACTATGTTGAGTCGAACATACTACTTTGGCAATACGTTTGGGGGTACCATCGTCGTTGTATTCAAAAGTTACCTGGCTCTTTGCATCGGGACCAAGCCAAGGAAGTTGTTTATTTTTACGTACTTCTGTGAGTTTTTCTACAATCTTATGACTGTAATAAATTGCACTGGGCATGTACGTATCAGTTTCATTACATGCATAACCAAACATTAAACCTTGATCGCCGGCACCAAAGTTGTCAGTGCCCAATGCGATGTCGGCACTTTGGCCATGTAGCAAGTTTGTGATTTCAACTGTGCGCCAATTGAAGCCACGTTGCTCGTAACCAATATTCTTGATTACTTCTCTGATTTCTTGTTCAACTTCTTGATCATTTAGATGACCTTTATATTCGCCAGCGACTACTACACGATTTGTAGTAACCAAAGTTTCGCAGGCGCATCGTAATGCAGAATCCTGTTTGGCCATTACTAAATCGAGAACAGCATCGCTGATCGCGTCTGCTACTTTATCTGGATGACCTTCTGATACTGACTCACTTGTAAATAGATAACTCATTTGTTCCTTTTGTAATTTTGTGTCACACTTTGATTTATCATTATTTGCCCCAACCGTTTGACCAAATGTCAACGTGTAATCGAGGACTGTAACGATAGCCACGTGCCAGAGCTTCATCAGCAATGTGGCGTGTGTTTGAAAAGTATGCTTTGTCAGTGCCACCAACTGGCATGACATATACTTGACCATGGAATCCAGCGGCACGATATTCTTTAACAGCACGATCAACTTCGTCAAAGTCTAAGATGTTGTCAATTACAAACTTAAGATACACATAACCACGTTGTTGGTACTCTACAATAACTTCAGGTTTAACTGCATCACTCCACTTTTCGCCGCTAGCACTTAGCTTGGGGCTGACACTAAATGTAATTGAATCTTTGGGCAAGTGATAGTTGTCAGATAAAAAGTCCTTAAACTCTTTATGCAAGTGCTGGGTACCGTTAGTTTCAAATGTTAGATTACGCAGATCTCGCATGCGAGGATTACTCAACAGCTCTGGGTAAAGCATTTGCCAACCTAGTAAAGGTTCGCCTCCGGTAATGACCAAGTGTACGTCATTGCCATTATCCTGCATCCAATGATTGTTAGGAGTTAAGTCAAGCATGGCATCAATACTTTGTTCAACACTATACGTAGGACTCAGATGCTTGAACGCAGGATGCCAGCTTGCATAACTATCGCATCCGGTTTGTGCCAATGGCAAGTCATTGAATGTTTTGTAAAGATGTACCACCTTGCCAATCTCAT